CTCGCGGCTCTCCTGCTGCCCCTCCTGCGGCTCGCGCAGTTGCAGGCCGCAGTCATTGGTTGGGATGAATCTTGTCTGTTTCATATTCTAATCGTTGATGATTACTTCTTACTATTCGTGCGTTTTGTGCGCTGGGGTTTACTCGTCGGAGTGAACGGCACTTCAACCTTGTCGGCCACGGTCACCATCGGGAACTGTGCTGCATGGGGGAAACGCCAGTCCATCCAAGCCGACACGATGCGCTCGCAAATCTGACCGCCCACGCGAATCTCATGCGTCAGGGTTGTGAAGTCGTACTCGCCGATGTGGTAGGCTTTCTCGTTGGCCTTCACCCGTGCCACGATGTCGCCACCGATGCGGCGCAGGTACTCGTTGGCCACGTCCCACGCCACGCTGAACATCTCGCGCCAGTCCTCGGTCTTCATGATGGCGATGGAGGCAGGATGGAAGAGACGGCTGTCGAGAGCCTTGTCCCACGCCTCGGCCATGTCGGGGTGCTGCTCGCGGATGATGTCGGTCATCAGGTCCAGGTCGGCAGGGTTGCCCCAAGTGGCATACTGCTCACGCATGGTCATCCCCATGTCGATGGGTTGGGTGGTGATGGCTCCGCGCTCGTCGATGAGCTTGGCGAGTGCCGGCACTTTGTCCATAAAGCTGAGATATTTTCTGTACTGCACAAAACCGATGTAGCGGGGGAGTTTCTTACGCTTGCTCACGCTCATCATCTGCCACAGCTCAGAGTAAAAGAGGCTGTGCACGTCGCCCTCGCCTATCTCGCGGCTGTCGATGACCTCGTACACATCGTTCCACACGGCCTGCTCGAAGTCGGTGTGTGCACAGATGAATATCTTGGCATTGTTGTTTTCCACAGGCTCCCACAACGCCTCGTGCTGTTTCAGCCATGCCGACTGCCGCTGCAAGTCGCCCTGATGCCACGATCCGCCGCCGTAGTGCTCGATGAAGAGCCGAATATCTACGTGCAAGCCAACAAGCCGTGGGCGCATCCGCAGCACGTCGTCCAGCAGACAGGCACCCGTGTCAAACCAGTTGCCGCGCAGGTTGGCATCGGCCTTCAATCCCCAGCATCTTTCGGGGTCGAAGTACCGTGCGCCCTCCTTCGTCAGCTTCGGCACGTTCATGTAGCAGAGCATGGGCAGGATGCGGGGTACCTTGAATCGGTTGCCGTTCTGGTTGCGCTGCACATAGCCGCAGAACGAGTACTGCTCTTTCCACAGCTCCGTGATGTCGCGCTTCACGAGCGTGTCGCTCTCCACCAGAATAAAGCCGTCGGGCAGCAACTCCCACAACTTCTGCACGGTCACGATGTGCTTGGCACTGCCCCACACCGACGACTTATACACACCCACCTGCGGGTTGCGGTCGGGATAGAGCGATAGGAACTGCTCGAAGTTGATGACCTGTCCCTTCGTGTTGTCTATCACCTTCACGCCCCTCATCTTCCGCCGGAAGGGTCGCGCCTTGATGATGGTGTCCTCCTTGGGGTCGTTGCCGTTCGTACCCGCTGGGATGGTGATGTCTGCCGAATTGTCGAACACCACCACCGGCCACTGGCAACCCTGCTTCCTGATTGACAGGATGCAGGCCTCCGTGAGTTCGGGCGTGTTGAAGTGGATGATGGCTATTGTCTGTTTCATACGCTATTCGGATGAATTAGTACCTGGGGTTTACTGCGTGGCGCACACGGCGTTCACGCTCTTTTCTCGCTCTTTGGACTTCGCGCTCCAGAGCGTCGATTTCCTCTTTGGTTGGGTTGGGTGTCATATTCTTGTCTGTTTGGTGAAACTTGGTCTATCTTCTCGGCAAAGAATGACTATATTCTTGTCAGAGAATAACTATGTTCTTGCCAGAGAATAACTACTAACTTTCCTCGCCCTCTTTTGGCGGTTCGCCTACGGTGTAGTTGCCGGGCTTCAGCTGTGTGCTTGCGTCGCTCTTGGCTATGAGAGCCTTCAGCGTCATGAGGTTGGCACTTGCCATCGGCTCGTCTCCGTTCTCCACGGCAGGCATGTCGAAGTCGCGGCGTGCCTCGTTGACGGTGCAGAGTCCAGACTGCATCTTCAGCTGTGCCACCTTTGCACGGCGTTCGGGGTCCATCACCATCAGCGGGTCTTCGCAGATGTGGATGCGCCAAGTGCCGTAACGCTTCAACGGCGACTCGCCTGGTAGCGGAATGAGCTTGCGGGCAATCTCCTTCTCGTTGCCGTTTTTCTGCGGCAGGATGGTTCGCGTGTGAAACTCCATCGTGGCGTTCTGGTAGTCGTTGTAGTGGCTGTTGGTATCGAGCATCACCAGCGGGCGCGGTGTACCGAAAAATCTTGCCGCGTCGTCGTTCGTTCCGCCAAGTTGCTCGAACATCTGCATGTCCTGACTGGTCATGGAGAGATTTTGGAACGACTCAAGGCCGTGCATACTCACGATGTCCTGGCCCGTGTAGAACATCTTCTGCATCTCCTGGGCGGTCTTCTGTACCTCGCCGGGGTTCAGCAGTCCGTAGGCCAGTGTGCCCACACCCTGCTGCGGCTGCTTCTCTGAGATGATACCCTTGATGCGTCCACCCTTTGCCGCAGTCTCTAACGACTGCTGCTTGATGGTGCGGTTCAGAGCCAGCGTCTCGTTGGCGTACTGAAGCGTCGGGATGCCCCAGCCGTTGGGATAGCGGAAGGTGTTGGGGAAGTGCATCACCTCGGAGGCCGGCACGTTCTCCTTCGTCATGTATCCTTTGTCAGTCAGATACACGATGCTGGCGTAAGTGGCATTGTCGATGTTGTAGCCACACGTCTTGATGAGCCACAGGTGCTCGGGGAAATCGAACTCGTCACGCTCGATGTAGATGAAGGCGTTGCCGTAGAGCAGGCGGTTAATCTCCACCAACCGCCACATGTCGGAAGCGGTCATGATGGGATTCGGCTCTTCCTGCAACAGATAATTGATGCGCTTGCCAAGGCCGCGCATATCCTGTACGAAGTTGCCGCCCTCGAAGTCCTTCTTCTGGTATTGCACGGGCATCACCGACATGACATCCGAGCGCAGGCGCACGGCCTGATATACCACCGCCACGAGCAAAGCCTGCTGTGGCGACCGCGTGTAGGCAATGCGCTCCATATAGTCGGCACCCTGCGGTTTCTGAGGTTCGGGTGGCATGGTGCTGCTGGGCACTCCAGGCGTGGGAGCCTCGCGGCGACGGAAAAAGTTAGCAAAAAAATTATCCATATTCTATACTATTTCGGTAGCTGTTATTTGTATGATGTTCGACTGATAATCTTCATGCAGGCTTTGAATCTGGTACGTCTTGCCGCCCGTCTTCAAGCGTGAGTCTCGCGTCACGACATCGTTCCACCGCATACGGATCATCACCGTGTCGTAGGCATCCAACGCGCCCTCGCGCAGCGACTTCACACCCTTCGACCACGTGACGTCTGCCCATACGGTTGTCGCGTCAACATAGCCCGTGGTCTCGCCGAAGGCCGTGGCCACGACCTTGTTCTGGATGGTCACGCGATGCTTCAATAATCCCGAAGAATAACTCATATATGCTTTTTCTTTTCGGGCGCTTTATGCCCGTGGTATTACCGAACAAAAAAAAGGAGGCCCGCAATCGCTGCGAGCCCCCTTCCAACATCAAAAAACAACAAATAAACTAACTATAACCTATAAACATTTCACGATGGCGTCTTCAATGGCCTGCTTGGCGATATAGGAGTAGCCCATGATGATGCGACGGACCGCTTCTACGTCCTTGTCGCTCAGTTCCACCTCGCCGTCGGCGAAGTAGATGCGCTTGCCAAGCTCGCACTCTTCGATGTTACCGCCCTGCATGTAGAGCTGGTTGCCGATCTGCTTCTGGAAGTCGGCGGTGATGACGTTGCCCTCAATGTCCTTCAGGGCAATGGTTGCAAAATTAACTTTCATAGTTCCGTAATTTTTAAGTGAGGTTAATAAATGAGGTACCGTTATAGAATTGCAAGTGACCTCCGCTGTATTGGAGGTAGCGCGTGTTGTCGAGATAGAACTTCGGCGAGCGAACGTAGGCGTTGAACACGGCGTGCCCGTCTTCGCCGATTAGCCAATAGCTTTCACCCTGTTGCGAGCAACAGTCGGCGAGATAGACCCATCCATCGCTATTGGGAGAGCCGATGTACAGCGACTCATCCGTGTATATCCTGGACTCATTCGCCATATTCAGCGCCTGAGTGTTAAGCGTGTTGGCCGTCAACGTGCTGATGCTGATGGACTGGTTCACACCGTTCGAGAACCCGAGAGCCGAGACACCGCCCAGCGCATACAGGTTGACCGCCGTCCCGTCGTACTTCGACACCTTCAGCGCGTTGTTCGTTGAGTCCCACGAAAGGACGGCATTACCGATGCGAAGGCTCGAAGCATAGTTCCCGGGACCAACTTGGAGCGTGGGGGCAACCATCGTGCCGGAACTGTTCTTCGCGTAGATGGAAACGACATTGGTCGAATCCTCGATGATGCGAGCCGTGTAGTCGGCTGAGCTTCCTGCATAGTGGAAGTCGATGAAGCCGCCATTGCCGGACTCACCACCGTATTTATTCATCTCAATCCCTCGTGGCCCATATATAAAGTAGGTCATATATATGTTCTGGAGGTGGTCGCCCGCATCGCTCCCAATGCTTCCAGTCATCATGATATTGCTGACATAGCTCAGCCCCTTGCGCGTCGTACTGTCGCCGACATTCGCCGTGCCGTCGAAGGAATTGCCCCACAGCAGGCGCGCCGTTTGCAACTTCGTAGCACTGGCCACGTTGGAGTCGGTGAAAGCCATCTCCTTCCATGCCTTCCACGAGCCGCTCGCATTGAGCGGATTGCCTGTGCGCAAATATGCGGTTGAGCGCCCGTAAGGGAAAAATATCTGTGCCGCGGTATCGTAACCACCACGCACCACCAACAGCTGGGCGTAGTTGTCGTCCGTAGGCTTGTGTGTGTTGCCCGTGTCGAGACGGTATGAACCACTATCCGTGAGGCTGTCCAAGTCTGAGTCGGGAGATAAGAAGTTCTTCATCGCGTCGGTGAGGTAGCCTTGACTCTGCACCCATGACTGTGTGGCGTAACCGTTGAGTGCCGAGGCGGTGATATATCCACGCCCTTGCACCCATGATTGAGTTGCATAGTTCTGGTTTTGCACCCACGTCTGTGTGGCGTAACCAGCGGTGGCATGGTTACCCCATCCGTAGGCAGTGTTCCATTGCTCTTGCTGTGATGTCGTAGGCAGACTATATCCAGTAGCGAACCTTAGCGTAAGCGTGCCGCTGCCTGTAACGGGTGACCCACTTACTTCGAATCCGGTCGGTGCTGACAATCCTACACTCGTCACACTTCCTCCGCCAGTACCATTCACCCATTTCCCGAGAACGCTATTGTACACAAGGGCTTGCCCATTAGTCGGATTCGTGAGCTGTACGTCAAATAAGTCTGCTAAGGTGGTTGCACCTCCTCCTCCACCGCCGCCTGGGGAATATCCAAGCGCCGAGACGCCACCCGTCGCATAGAAACTTGCAGCGGTCTTCCCGTCTTTGTTAATCACTCTTAGCGCCGAGTTGGTGGCGTCCCATTCGAGCATGGAATCACCGATAAGGAGGTTGCCTAATACTTTAGGACCCAACAGGCTCACGGTCGTAGTCGTCACGTCACCTGTAGTTGGATCAGTAGTCGTGGTAGTGCCTACTTCTACGATGATGTTGGGATGCGCGAATGATATTGTGGTTGATGTGGTTTCTTCGCCTGTAGTGCCGTCAGTCACAGTGACAACAGTCTTGTAAGCGACACTGAACGCCTGATTAAAATATGCTTGCGACACATAAAGGCTGTCGGCTTGTCCGATGGACATGCCATCACCTGACGAGCCTCCTACTACGCCTGTGCCGCCTACGGCATCAACCATGCGCTGAATCTTTGTCCTGTTGAGTTGCATGTCTGAATGTTTAAATGGTTAGTGGTCCACTTCCTTTGAATACGATGCTTCCTTGGATAAGGTTGCCGCGAGTGGCGGTGATGCGTAATGATGTCAGGATGGCAGAACCTGATACGCTATTGCTGCCGATTGTAGCACCATTACGCTCGCCTATTGACAACGTATATGTGTTGCCAACGCTTAACAGGGTAGCGATAGTTGAGCCGCCAATGGACTTAATTGACGTGAAAGATGTCACGAGGTAATTAAACGTCACTTGCCATGATGTACGACCGGCGATGAAAGTCCGAGCCGTCTGAATCGTCGCTGTGCTTATCTCTATCGTTTCTCCATCAATGCTTAGCTCGCAGGATTTGGCACCTGCAACGATCGCTCCATTAAGCCCTACAAGTATGATGTTGCCATTCTTTGCCATGTTATATCTGAATTAGGGTTAGCATTGTTATGTCGTCTCGCCATGAATGAGCAATGGCACTGGGATAGTATGTCACAGCTCCAAGTGTCACTCGATGAGCTGGAGTTATATCGGGAATTTTGTTCGTTCTCAGATGCAAGTTCCCTTTAAGTTTAGCTATTTCGGTGTATGATGATACGCGGTCAGCCATCGCCTGCTCTGGTTGATTATCTCCACCTGGATATGCCGTGTCTGACATAGGCGTTCCGTCTGGATTGATAACGATGCCAAAACCATACCGCAACTTGTTTCCACTGGCCAGGATGATGTCAGAGTTCCATTCCCTCCATCCGTTCTTGCGGTTGGACGCTGTGTATTCCTTCATGTCCACAAGTTCGTCAGGGGTCTCGCCGCGATAGCCCTTTGATGTCCTGTAGCCGAACTCGATGCGGAAGTTAGTGATGAAGAAACTGCGAACACCATCGACTTTCGGAATATCCTCCGAACCCATGAACTTGATAAAGAGATACCCGCTCATGTTGTTGCCTATGGTCGGGATCCATTCGTTCCAGTTTCTCCCTTGGTTATATTGATAGCGAAGGATGTCGTCGTTGTTTCCGATGGCAACGGTGAACCTTGACGGGACTGTCCACGTTGCTCCGTTCCACCACACAGCGGTTTCCTCTGTCTTACCGATGCCGATAGCCATATACATCGTTTTCTTCCCGAGCCCTGTATCTGCGTCGCAGTCATTGTATTTCTCCCCATTCCTGTAGATGTCGGCACGTAGCCTTAACCCTCCGTTATGTGGCACGTTAAAGCCGGTGATCGGAGTGTCATAAGGGTCATAAAAACAATGTTCAAACAGCGTTTGCAACCGTACATAATAAAGGTTTGTGTAGTCAGAATGGATATGTATTGCAGGCGTAACCGGCAATTTAGACGTCTGCCGTTGCATACCTGCGAGGATGTTAACCATGCAAAAGCTGGCATTACCCGCGACAGCAGACCCCGACAATAGTGGAGACTTCGAACCGCCGGCGGGGAATGTAGTGACACATTTAGCGTAGGTCATGTTGCCGTCAACGCCAGTCTCAGTGTAGTTGCTCCCGTTCTCTGTAATGTATTCCTCCACACTATCGCTGAATATCTCAACCACATCCGACTGATGCTCGATGTTAGTCTTAACTGTCGAACGGCTGTAACCATGTACGCTGTAAAGCTCATTGCTTATGTCAGCAAAAATATCCTTATCACTCAGCGAGTCGATGTTGTACGGAGTCATTGATGTAGTTGTGCCGCTCGACGTCCCTCCAGCTGTTACTTCAAGGTCATGCTGGGAAAGAACAAGATATGATGTCAATGTGTCGCTTCCTACAGTGTCGAAAAAAACATTGCTGCCGCAAATCCTCATCGTCCAGCCCCAGAACCGACAAATATCTTGGAGCATAGACAACATATCGTATTTCGCTTTTATCTCATCGTCAACAATGTCGATGAAAACTTCAGGGTCTATCAATTTCAATAGCCACGCCCTTGCATAATTGCCACCTTGGAAGTAATAGTTCTGAATGCTTAGCGGAGAGGTGCCGGAGCTCGATATTCCAATAGATGCAAATGCCTCCTTGATGTAGTAGGCAAAGTTCTTCATCTCCTTTACGTCGGTCTTCACGTCTTTGTCGGCCATTGCAGTGAGGATGCAGTGGACTGTAAATTCGCGCTCCAACGGGCTCTCGTATGGATTTCCAAGATATGTGATGGATTGCAAATAGCCCATCCATTTCACGACATTGTTTGCGTCGGTGAGCGTAACGGGTCTCTGATAGTCATAGTCGGCCATGAGGCTCAGAATGTCGAAAGAGTTCCCGCTCGCATCTTTCCCGTCATCGACAATGCGAAGGAGCCCGGATTGGGTTTGTACCGGTGAGAACATATCATCATTGCTGCCCTCCTCTGTCTTGAATGGCTCTGCGCCACCCTTCAAAATGATGGGTGTGCCATTATAGCTGTCATCGTAAATGTTAACAGAGTAAACGGTTCCAGCTCTTAGACTCTTGAACGGTATAGACCAATGTATTGCCATATTATCCTTGCCAAGTTACGAGTTCACCATGCCCCGATCTCGTTAAATAACGATTCAGGACCACGAATATCTGCTCACCACTAATATATGACGGGCGTAGAGTGCCTGCTCCGCCGTGCATCTGTGAGACGAGGTTTCCTTGCTGGGCTTTATTCAGGATGATTTCACCTGCATTGACGCCTATTGAGCCGCCGTTGCCCATTATGTTGTCGCCAGAATAAGATGAGCCCTTAATCATTCCTCCTTCAGAATAGCTTGCCACTCTGTTGATCTGCGAAATCATCGTTATCATGGCCGCTGTGCTTGCCGCCGACGCAGCGATAAATGCCCAAATGTTACCCTTTGTCGTTTTATCTTCTCCCAAAGCCTGTGCGAATGAAGATGCAACGGTTCCGATTGCAGTTGCGACAATTCCAGCAACCTTTGCACCGGGGTCTTCAATTTGCTGGAGGGCTGAGCCTACGGAAGAAATGGCACCAGCGGCCTGGGACATACTGCTACGAATAGATTCAGCGTCCTTTACGACTTCGCCTGTCTTCTCAGTAGATAATGGTATTTTAATGGGCTTTATCTTGCTTCGGAGTTCTTCGCCGAATGCCTCCATCTGTTCCTGGATGTCAGCCATGCTCTCGGCATCCATCCCGAACTTCAAGGCCATCGGCTGAGCTGCTATTTTGCGCTCTGTTGATGCAATGCCGGACGTGGCGCTTTGATACTCTGCCGCAGTTGTGGCCGTCATCAGTTGATCCTTGAAGTATTTCAAAGCCCCTTGCAACTCCCTCATTGACTCAGTTGCCCCTTTTGTCTCAATATCAATCTCCTTCAGGCCTGGAATGCCGCCCTCGATGAGCTTTTCAATATCATCTTTCTTCGGGGTGGAACGGCTCAGGGTGTGCTTCTCGCGCCTTGGTGCCGTAATAGTTACTTCTGGCATTTCTACTTGTCCCGTTGCACCGTTATAGATGGGTCCGCTATATCCAGGCTTCCATACCCCCTTCTCCCAGTCGAAACCAGCTGCGCCCTTTTGTGATGGGCGCTTGATGTAGTTCCCGTTTTCATCAACGTTACTTCCTACTTCCGGCAGCGAACCTGTTATCAGGTCTTCAGCTGTCCTACTCGCTTGGTTGAGATAATTCAGAAGAGACATCAATGGACCTTCAATGACATCAAGGATTCCCAATTTCATTGAAGTCCACAACTGATTGCTGGCCTCCTCGACGGGAGCGAACTTGCGCCCGAGCTCTTCCATCTTGTTTTGAAGGTCAACATTGGCTCGTGCAGCTCTATCTGCTGCCGTCTCAATATAGTCCCCCGCCTGAGACATCTGCTCGCGGATGATGGCGCCGACGGCCTTTGTCATGTCGCCAGTATCCTTCATCTTTTCCTTAATATCGGCTGCACTTAGCCCGAGGTTGTCGAGAATCATCAACGACTTGCGGCCGAGTCCAGTCACGATAGAGTCAACCATGTAGTCAATAGACTGGCCGGTGTCCTTTGCCTTCTGCTGGGCGAATGCGAGCATTGTACCAAGTTCTTCGACGGGCAACTTGAAATCATCGAATTTCACGGCTGCTTTCATCAGTTCAAGGTCGGTCACGGTCCCGTGCGTCGCCTCGCGCAGCCCTTGCAGAATATCGCCACGTCCAAGTCGCTCGAATGCAATGCGAATGCCCTCACCCTGTTTGGCGAGTTCTACGCCATCGTGAATCATTTCCACCATCTCGCTCCCGAGGTTAGATACAGCCTCGGCGGCCTTTGTCATCATGTTGCCTCCGAACACCTCCAACATGCCAGACATCTTATCGCCCACGCCGCTGAAAAGATCGCCACCGCCTTTCATCTCAGGCATCTTCACCGTGCCTATTTCTCGGTTCAATCCTTCCAGTTCATTCTTGGCTTCAATCGTGCGCTGCTTCAACTGTGCCATCGATTCAGACAGAGCCTTGCCGACATCGCTGCTCTTGACTTCATCAGACATATTCTTGTATTGCAGCGAAAGCTCTATGAATGCGCTGCTCATCTCGCTGATACGCCCGCGAGCCGTCTTGCACTGTGCCTCCATCTTACCGATGCCACGTACATAATCCACCACAGATTTGTCAACCTGTGTAAACGACTTGTCGGCACCTTTAAGAGCTTGCTCCAGGTGCTGCATCCCTTGCTGAGCTTGTTTCAGACTGGCATTATATTCTTTGTCGTCGACTTTGAGTTTAAGGACTGATGTTCCTGTCATACGTTAAGATTTAAAAAGTTTGCCAAATTCCTCATCTACCATCTTTGATAGGTTCTTTACAGCTCTCTGCATAGATGGGTTTCCGAGTGTGTTCATGAAGTTGCGCGGTGCAATGCTGCCGCGATAGTAGTCGCCCTCCTCTTGAAGTTTGAAGAATGTTTTATTATTGCCGCGCTTATCCCATTTGCCGTTTCTGCCGTTTGCATAGCGGGGATGTGTTCCGCTGTTGATGAAGCGAAGTACAAAGCTACGCTGGTCGGGCCCATAGTGCAGAATATCATCAGTGCGCCGGCTCCGCAGCATCCTGTTCCCTCCGCGCTGACCTTGGCGAAGTTTGCGGGGTGCCTCGTAACTGTTTCTGTTGCCAGATGCCTTGCCATCCATAATGCTGACCACACCACCGAGATATTTTGATGCAATGTAACGCTTCACGGCTCCGCGCGTTCCGCGAGGGTCACCGTTGGCAAACTTCAACCTACCAGCGATGTCGTTGCGGACACGCTTCAACTCTTGGAAGATGAGCTCACGCAACCGTTTGCCCATCTCCGAATCAACCGACATGCAAGCCTGCAATGCGTGTTTTTGATTCTCAAAAATCTGATTGTCTATTTCAATGCCTATAGCCATACGAAAAATGCCCGATTAGCTGTTACACTAATCGGGCATTTCCGCGTCTTGGGGTTACTTTATATAAACCTCCACCTATATCCTGCTGCATGGATTGTCTTCCCTCTGCAACAGTTACTAATACATGTTACAGTCACGTTCATTACTTTTGCAGCATCTGTGACAGTGCTAAACCTTGCTATTTCATTTCCGTTATCATCATATTGCGCAACACGTCTTGTCGATCCTTTATTTTCTTTTGTAACTTTATTCCAATACTCTTTCGTGTGCGGTTCCTGACTAAAAAGGGATCCGTGTGTATATCCTCTTTTGCTCTCATAGATGGCATGAACGATGGTGAATCCAAGTTCTTGTTCTGCCTGATGTCCGCATTTGAATTTCTTGATAAGATTTCCATCAAGGTCATATTGATACACGGGCTTTCTCTTCCATGCCACCACGTCGCTATAATTCAGATTATACTGGTAGGTACACCACTCAAGATTCTCGGCTCGGTTGTCTGTCTTGATTTCATTTATATGATTGACAACCAATCCTTCCTTGTAACCAGGAACAAAGTGCAAGGCTACAAGCCTATGCACCTCATAGTGCTTGTAATTTCTTCTCCCGTCGCTAAATGATATGCGTAAATATCCGCGCCCTTTATTGGGCGATGGTTTGAGCATCATACCTTTCACAAAGTGCGGACGATCATTAAGCGTCCATCGGTCAAGACTACGCATCCTTCCCATATTGCTCACTTGGTAGCGACCTTCGAAGCCTTTTACGTCTTTCCAAACTTCTCCCATACGCTCATACGATTGCGGGATTCCCTTCATGTCTCAGTCCTCCTCTTGGTTTTCAAGTTTGGCGAAATCCGACAAGTCCTGAAGATTGATGAGCAGGCTCTGAATGGTTGAGAAGAAAACGGCGATTCCCTCCATGCTCTGATTGTGTCCGGCAGAGTTGGCGATGTCCATCAGTTGCATGATGATGGTCTGGGCAATGGCCATTTCGGTCATCATCTCTTCGTAACTGTACTCTACACCGAGAAAGTCGATAACTTTCTTCACTGCTTCCTCCTTTTTGGCAAGGTGTTCCTTCACTTTCTTGTAATTCATAACACGTTTAATTTTGAACAATAAAAATAGCAGCACTACGCGCTGTTCAGGCTTAAACGAGGTAAGACCTTGGGGTGGTTATCCCATATCCCACGCGGTGCTGCTTTAGCATTATTTCCTTAAAGTCTGTGGCATAAAAAATGCCGCCTTGTCGGGGCGACTTCTTACGCCCTCGTTTAATTTGAACGGTGCAAAGATAGAAAGTTTCCCGTAAAGTTGTATCACTTCACGGGAAATTTTAAGTTCTTTTAAGGATTATCCTTTCAGTCCTCTCCGCGGTCGCTGCCACAATAGGACTGCAAATTCCGCAATAATACCCCGCAATCGCTGCGGGGTATTACCATTTAACTAACAAACTAATGAAAAACCATAAATGACCAAAAAGAAAAGATTTTGCGATTTTTGATATATTCCATGTCTGTCTCATGGGCGTATGCCTCCCGCTCGAAGGCGACACTGCGGTAGGCACGCTTCCATAGCGGTCGATGCCGCCCGTCGGCATGGCTGGCGCGCAGCGGGTCGAAGGTGCAGCGCACGAGCTCGACGATGAACATCAGCCCGTAGAGCAGATAGAAGAAGACGACGGCCAGCTCCTTCTGCTGTTCCCAGTGTATTGCCTCATGCGTGATGAGCGTCGTGGTGACCTTGTTGATGTCCTTGACGAATATCCACGGCCCGATGCACATGGCGGAGAACGAGCCGAAGGGGATGATATGGTTCTTGACGATCTTCATG